ATGGTTGCTGATCGGCGGCCGGGGATCCGGCAAGACCCGGGCTGGCGCGGAATGGGTGCGGGCGATGGCGGCGGGCAATGCGCCATTCGCCGCACGGCCGCACGGCCGGATCGCACTGATCGCCGAAACGCTCGGCGATGCGCGCGAGGTGATGATCGACGGCGAAAGCGGACTAATGGCCGTCTCTACAGGACCGCGGCCGGTTTTCGAGGTGAGCCGCCGCCGGGTGGTGTTTGCGAACGGCGCGATCGCGCAGATCTTTTCGTCCGAGGATCCGGACGCGCTGCGTGGCTACCAATTCGATGCGGCCTGGGGCGACGAGTTCGCCAAATGGGGCCATGGCGAGGCCTGTTTCGACAATTTGCAGTTCGGACTGCGACTTGGCGACCGGCCCCGGGCGCTGTTCACGACGACACCGCGGCCGATCCCGCTTTTGAAGCGGCTGATCGCCGATCCGGCGACGGTGACGAGCCACATGCGAACGGCGGAGAACGCCCGCAATCTCGCGCCTGGCTTTTTGGCCGCGATGGAGACCCGCTACGGCGGCTCCCGGCTTGGGCGACAGGAACTGGAAGGTCTGATGATCGAAGCGCGGGAGGACGCGCTGTTCGATCTGGCGGCGATCGAGCGCGCGCGTGTCAGGGCCGCACCTGATTACGACGCATCGTGGTGGCGATCGACCCGCCGGCGACGGCGACGGCCCGCTCCGATGCCTGCGGCATCGTGGCGGCCGGCTGTGCCGCCGACGGCATCGTCTACGTCCTCGCGGATGCCTCGCGCAAAGGGGCCAAGCCGCACGAGTGGGCAGGAACTGCCGTGGCGCTTTACGAGCGGCTGGCGGCCGACCGCATCATCGCGGAAGTCAACCAGGGCGGGGACATGGTCGAGGCGGTGATCAGGACCTGCGCACCGCATGTGCCGTTTCGCGCGGTGCGGGCAAGCCGCGGCAAATGGGTGCGGGCCGAACCAGTGGCGGCGCTTTACGAACAGGGTCGCGTGCGCCATGCGGGACGGTTTCCCGAGATCGAGGATGAAATGGCGGATTTCGGTCCGGATGGGCTGACGGGTGGGCGTTCGCCCGACCGGCTCGACGCGCTGGTTTGGGCCGTAACGGCTTTGATGGGACCGGCGCGGGAACCGCGGGTTCGTGGCTTTTAAGCCGGACGGGCGTCGAAGACGACAATCTGGAGACATTGATGGGACTGATGACGACGATCGCCGGTTTGCTCGGCGGCGCTGAGACGCGCGCGCCCGTTGGTGCGAATGCCGCGGGACGAGAAAGCAAGGCTGCGGGCTATGCCGGCGGCACGCTGGTGTTCTCGGGCGCGGCCGATCCCGGCGTCTGGAGCGAACGGTCCTATGAGGCGCTGGCGCGGCTCGGTTTCATGCAAAACCCGATCGTCTACCGTTCGGTGCGACTGATCGCGGAGACCGCGGCGGCCATTCCCTTTGTTCTTTATGACGGCCCCAATGAGGTCGTCCGGCATCCGATCCTCGATCTGCTGCGCAGGCCGAACACCGCGACGGATGGGCCGAGCCTCATCGAGACGTTGTGCGGGCACCTGCTCCTGTCGGGTAACGCCTATCTCGAGGTGGCAAACTTCGAAAGCGAGATCAAAGCGCTGTATTCGCTGCGTCCGGATCGGATTCGGATCATTGAAGGGCGCGATGGATGGCCGGACGGCTACGAGTACAGGGCAGGCCATTCGGTCCGCCGCATCGCCGCCGAAGGCAGCAACGGACGGCCAAGCGCGCTCCTGCATGTGCGCCTGTTCCATCCCCTGGCGGAGATGGCCGGCTATTCGCCGCTCGCCGCAGCGCAAACGGCGCTCGACCTGCACAACGCCGCCTCGCGCTGGAACAAGGCGCTGCTGGATAATTCCGCGCGCCCGTCCGGGGCACTGGTCTACCAGCCGGCCGACGGCGGCAATCTCGCGCCGGAGCAATTCGACCGCCTCAAGGCTGAGCTCGAAAGCGGCTATGCCGGATCGGCGCGCGCCGGTCGGCCGATGCTGCTCGAAGGCGGGCTGGACTGGAAGGCGATGGCGCTGTCGCCGAAGGACATGGACTTCATCGAAGCCCGCAACGGCGCGGCGCGCGACATCGCGCTGGCCTTCGGCGTGCCGCCGATGCTGCTCGGCATACCGGGCGACCTGACCTACGCGAACTATGCCGAGGCGAACCGCGCCTTCTTCCGGCTGACCGTGCTGCCCTTGATAACCCGGTTGAGCGGAGCGATCGGCGACTGGCTCGGCGGCCATTTCGCGGCGCCCGAGCTTCGACTCGGCGTCGATCTCGACCAAGTGGACGGCCTGAGCGCCGAACGAGAGGCGCTCTGGGCGCGGGTCGGCGCGGCGGACTTCCTGACGCGTTCGGAAAAGCGCGTGGCCGTTGGATACGGGGCAGAGGAGTAACGCCGGAATCGCCGCCAAAAAGAGGGGCAACCGATCGGTTCCGCTCAAGGCCTGTTTCGCCAACAAGATTTCAGGACGACAGAACGATGCAAACGACCCATGCGATTGTTAACGTGAAGCCTCGTGGCGGCGCTGCCGGCGCAAGGTGGCCACGATGAGCGCCGAGCCGCTGTCGGCCCTTGCGCTGTGGGTCGCCAAGATCGCCGGCGCCATCGCGGGGTCGGCCATTTCGGTCGCCTATCTATTGCCGCACGGCCGGCGGGAGGCAGCGTCCCGGTTTCTCATCGGTATCGTCACCGGCGTCGTCTTCGGCCCGCCAGCCGGGCTGATGCTGGCCGAGCATCTGGGGCTCGACGAGACCTTGAGCTCGATGGAGCTGGTGCTGATGGGGTCGGCCTCGGCCAGCCTTTGCGCCTGGTGGGCGCTCGGCATTCTCGCGCGCTTCGCGGAAGGGCTGTTCAGCGTCCGGGACAAGGCGCCCTGGAGGGACCGATGACCTACGAACAGGCGTCGATCGAACTCGTCGGCCCCGACGCTTCCGGTCGTTTGCGGGGTTACGCCGCGATCTTCGGCGACGCGGACCTTGCGGGGGACGTCATCGAGCCCGGCGCCTTTACCGCATCCGTCGTGACGCGGGGCGTGTCGGGCATTCGCATGCTCTGGCAGCACGATCCCGGCCGCCCCGTCGGAACCTGGACGCTGATCCGGGAAGACCGGACGGGGCTCTATGTCGAAGGCCGGCTCGCGCTTCGCACGCAAGCCGGCCACGAGGCGGCCGAGCTGATCGCGGCCGGGGCGCTGGACGGGCTGTCGATCGGCTTCAAGACCAAGCTCGCGCGGCGGGCGGTCGGACCGGTCCGGCGACGCCTCGTCACCATCGATCTGTGGGGGATCTCCTTGGTGACCTTTCCGATGCAGGAACGGGCGCGGCTCGCCGGCCGGGTCGGTCTCGCCCGCCGCCGAGACGAGCTGCTGCCGGCGTCAAGCTCTCCCCGCCAGAAACGGCGGGCCGTCCCGGCCTGAGCGCCGACCGCGACGCGACAGTCCGCTGACCATCCATCCCAAGCAGAACGGAGAACCGCATGAGCGACATTTCCAACGCCGCGCCGGAGACGAAGGCGCACGGCCCCGAGGCCGGTTCGGCTTTCCACGACTTCATGGAGGCCTTCGAGAGCTTCCGGGAAGCCAATGACGAACGCCTCGGCGATATCGAGAAGCGCATGAGCGCCGACGTCATCACCGAGGAAAAGGTCGCCCGCATCAACAAGGCGCTCGAAGAGCAGGAGCGGCGCTTCGAGCGGCTGGTGCTGAAGGAGACCCGCCCGGCGCTCGGCGGGTCGGAGCGTCGGCAGAACGCCGGTCCGAGCGAGCACAAGCAGGCCTTCGAGCGCTATGTCCGCGCCGGTGACGAACGTGACATGCGCCGGATCGAGGAAAAGGCGATGTCGAGCCTGACCGGGGCGGACGGTGGCTTTTTGGTCCCCGACGAGACCGAGGCTGAGATCGGCCGGCGCCTCGTGGCGATTTCGCCGATCCGCTCCATCGCCACCGTTCGCACCGTCTCCGCCGCGATCCTGAAGAAGCCCTTCGCGATATCCGGCGCGCAGACCGGCTGGGTGGGCGAAGCCGACGCCCGGCCGCAGACGACGGCGCCGCAGCTCGCCGAACTCACCTTTCCGACGATGGAACTCTACGCCATGCCGGCGGCGACGAACGCGTTGCTCGACGACGCGGCGGTCGATATCGACCGGTGGATCGGCGAGGAGGTCGAACAGGCCTTCGCGGCCCAGGAAGGCTCCGCCTTCGTCAATGGCGACGGCATCGCCAAACCGAAGGGCTTCATGACCTATCCGACGGTCGATGAAAGCGCCTGGGCGTGGGGCTCGGTCGGTACCGTCGCCACCGGCGCTGCCGGCGGTTTCGCGGCCAGCGGCGCGGCGGACGCAATGCTCGATCTCGTCTATGCGCTGAAGGCCGGCTATCGGCAGAACGCCAGCTTCGTCATGAACCGGCGCACGCAAGCGGCCGTGCGCAAGTTGAAGGACGCCGACGGCACCTATCTGTGGCAACCGCCGACCGGGGCCGGCGCGCGGGCAACGCTGATGGGCTTTCCGATGGTCGAGGCCGAGGACATGCCCGACATCGCGACGGGCGCGAAGGCGATCGCTTTCGGTGATTTCGGCCGGTTCTACCTCGTCGTGGACCGGCAGGGTGTGCGGGTGCTGCGCGATCCTTACTCGGCCAAGCCCTACGTCCTCTTCTATACGATCAAGCGCGTCGGCGGCGGCGTCCAGGACTTCGACGCCGCCAAGTTCCTCGACTTCTCGCTCTGAGCTTCCCCTGACAGCACCGGCCGGGCAGGGCTCTTGCCCGGCCGTTTCCTTTTCCGGAGACGATGATGACGATGATCGACCTTGGCGGTGGCGTCGAGCCGATGACGGCCGCCGATATCAAGATCTGGGCCAGGATCGACCGTGCGGACGAGGACGGGCTGATCGCGAATCTGATCCGCGCCGCCCGCGAAACCATCGAGGCGACCACCGGCCTCGTTCTGGCGCGGCGGACGTTTCGGCTGGCGCTCGACCCGGTTCCGAGCGATGGATGGGTCGAAGTCCGGCTGAGCCCGATCGTCGGCGTCACGTCGATCACTGCCTATGGAGCGGACGGCACGCCGACCGTCTTCGGCGCCTCCGAGGCGGTCGTCGAGCGCGTTCTCGGGATCGAGGCGATCCGGCTGTCGCTAGCAGTGAGGATGGCGGCGGCGAACGGCGTGGAGGTCGAGTTCGAGGCGGGGTTCGCGGTCGGCATGGTTCCGGAGAACCTGCTTCTGGCGCTGCGAACCATCGTGGCGGCGTCGTATGAGTTGCGGGCCGCTGTCGATCCTTCCCAACAGCCGGCCGTCCTTCCTCCGCTGGCCCGCTCGCTGCTCGCCCCCTATCGCAGGGTCCGAATCTGATGGCGCCGCTGTTTCTCGACCCGGCGCTGCTGCGCAAACGCGCAGTTCTGGAAACCGCCGATCTTACGCCGGATGGCGCCGGCGGCGCGTCGACCACATGGCGGGAGCTTCGCGAGCTCTCGGTGCATGTCGAGCCGGTCTCGGTGGTCGCTCGCGAGCGCTTCGATCAGCATGAGGTGGTGGTGACCCATCGGGTGATCTGCCGCTGGACGACCGACGTCGAGCGCGGTCGCGCGTTTCGCCTGGGCACGCGCCGCCTCGCTATCCTTTCGGTGCATGATCCGGACGAGACCGGGCGGTTTCTGGTGTGCCGCTGCGCGGAGGAACGCTGATGCGTATCGAAGCGCGGCTCAAGCGCCTTCGTCTCGGCGCGGCCGCCCATCGCGTGATTGGCGCGGCGCTGGGCAAGGTGCGGCGTACGGGTGGAGAAGCGAGGATTCAATCTCTGCCTTCAACATCGCGGTTCCTTAACGTTCCCGAGGCATGGTCGATGCTCCACGCCGAAGTGTCCGGCAGAACGCAAAAGACGGGAATACCGACGAAGAAGCTCCGTTAACGGCTCACGACGACGTTACGAAAATTTAAACCAAAATGCTCCGAACACCCCTGACAGGACGGTGCTACACTCCATATATCATTCTGTCAGGAAAGGTGAGCGAGGATTTCTGACCATGGCACATCCCAGCGCGGAATTGCAGACGACGATCTTCCAGACACTGACCTCGGACCCGGCTCTGACGACGCTGCTCGGCGGGCCAAAGGTGTTCGATCGCCGTCCGGAACGAGCGAGTTTTCCCTATCTGACGTTCGGCCGAACGGCGGTCGTCGATTGGTCTACCGGGACCGAGGATGGGGCGGAGCATATCCTGACCCTGCATGTCTGGGCGAAGGGCGGCGGCAAGCGCGAGACCTATGAGATCATGGACAAGGTCGCGAGCAAGCTGAACGACGCGACCCTGCCGCTGGAGGGGCACCATCTGGTCAACCTCCAGCTGCAGTTCGCGGAGGCCCGGCAAGAGCCGGACGCGCCAACTTACCACGGCATCCTGCGGTTCCGGGCGGTGACCGAACCGCTGGCCTGATCGTCGGCAAACCGACCAACGGGCGTCCGCGACAGCGCGGCCCGCGGCGTTCGACATGTGTGAAATGTGATTTTGGGCGGTCCTTCGGGGCCGCCCTTTTTGTTGGCCGGTACGCCGGCCACGCGGGAAAGGACAACGCGACATGGCCGCCCAGAAAGGCAAGGACCTGCTGCTCAAGGTCGACGACAATGGCGACGGCAGCTTCACGACGGTGGCGGGACTTCGAACGCGGCGGATCGCGTTCAACGCCGAAAGCGTCGACATCACCGACACCGAAAGCGCCGGGCGATGGCGCGAGCTGCTCGGCGGAGCCGGCGTGCAGCGCGCCGCGCTCTCCGGGGCGGGCATCTTCAAGGATGCCGCCTCGGACGCCGCGCTCAGGCAGATCTTCTTCGACGGCCGCGTCGCGCCGTTTCAGGCGGTCATTCCGGATTTCGGCACGATCACCGGGCCGTTCCAGGTGACGGCGCTCGAATATGCCGGCGAGCACAATGGCGAGGTCACCTTCGAGGCGACGCTGGAGTCTGCCGGCGCGCTGACCTTCGCGGTGCTGTGAGGATGGCGGTCAACCGGCGGCGGGGCGAAGTCTCCGCGATCATCGATGGGCGTGAGCACACGCTCTGCCTGACCCTCGGCGCGCTCGCCGAACTCGAGGACGCCTTCGCGACCGACAATCTGGCGGCGCTGGCCGAACGCTTCGGCGGCGGGCGGCTCTCGGCGCGCGACCTGATGCGCATTCTCGCCGCCGGATTGCGCGGGGCCGGGACGGATGCCAGCGAAGCCGACGTCGCCGCGATGCAAGTCGATGGCGGGGTCGCCGGGGCGGCGACCGTGGCGGCGGCGCTGCTTTCGGCCGCTTTCGGACAGCCGGAGGAGGCGAGCGAGGCACCCGCAAACCCTTGAGCGCCGTGCCGGTAGCGCAAGGGGCCTCCGGCACGGCTTTCCCTTGGCAGGAAGCGATGGAGGCAGGGCTCGGGCTGCTGCGGCTTTCGCCCCAATCCTTCTGGGCGATGACGCCGCGCGAGCTGGCCGCCGCGCTGGCGCCCCTGACCCCGACCGGCGGCGCGATACCGCCGCAACGGGCCGATCTGGCCACGCTGATGCGGCGCTTCCCCGACCGGGGCACATCACAAGCACAGAGGTGAACGGATGGAACCGGACGAGACGTTGAACGTCGCGATCGTGGCGGACACAAGCGGCTTCGAGCGGGCGATGGGCGATCTGACTCAAAGGGCGAACGCCTTCGGCTCGGCGATCACCTCCGCGCTGAAGGGTGCCGTTGCCGGCGGCCGATCCTTCGACAGCGTGCTGCGCCAGCTCGGGCAGCGCATTTCCACCATCGCACTCGACGCGGCGCTGCGGCCGCTGACCAACATCGCGTCGAGCTTCATCGGCAAGGCGGTTGGCGGATTGACCGGTGCCCTGACGGCTTCAACCCCGACGGGCATTCTGCCCTTTGCCAAGGGCGGCGTCGTCGCGGCGCCAAGCTATTTTCCGACCGGTGGCAAGCTCGGCCTGATGGGCGAGGCGGGGGCGGAGGCGATCCTGCCGCTGAAGCGCGGCGCCGACGGGACCCTGGGCGTCGCAACACCGGCGGCGGGCGCAGGACCGTCGATCGTCTTCAATGTGACGACCCCGGACGCGACCAGCTTCAAGCGCTCGGAGGCGCAGATCCAGGCGATGCTTGCGCGCGCCGCGAGCCGTGGCCGGCGGGGGTTGTAGGAAATGGCCATCGAAGCCTTCAGCGAAGAACGGTTGCCGCTGCGCGTCTCATTCGGCACCAGCGGCGGGCCGGAGCGTCGGACCGAGATCGTGCGCCTGTCGACCGGCTACGAGCACCGCAACCAGCGTCATCGCCATTCCGCGCGGCGCTATGATGCCGGCTCGGGCGTCAGGAGTCTCGCCGACCTTGCTGCCGTGCTCGACTTCTTCGAGGCGCGGCGCGGCAAGCTCACCGGGTTCCGCTTCCGTGACCCGCTCGACTGGCGCTCGTCGAATTACGGGCAGGCGGTGACGGCCTTCGACCAGATGATCGGTATTGGCGATGGCGCGATGACGGCTTTTCCGTTGCTGAAAATCTATGGTGACGGGGACGCGGCCTATAGCCGGCCGATCGAAAAACCGGTGCCGGGGACCGTCCGGATCGCCGTCGACGGGACCGAACTCGCCGCCGGCACGGATTTCAACGTTGATACGGCCAGCAGCGGAGTGATCCTGTCGGTGGCGCCGGCCGTTGGCCTCTCGATCACCGCCGGCTTCGAATTCGACGTGCCGGTGCGCTTCGACATGGACCAGCTCGCCGTCAATGTCGCGGCGTTCGAGGCCGGCGACATCCCATCCATTCCGTTGATCGAGGTGCGGCCATGAGGCTGATCCCTTCAGGACTGGCGGAGCGTCTGGAGAGTCCCGCGACGACGCTGGCCCATTGCTGGCGCCTGACCCGGCGCGACGGCGTGGTTCTCGGCTTCACCGACCATGACGAGGCGCTGACCTTCGACGGGACCCGTTTCGAGGCGGCGACGGGACTGACCGGTGGCGAGGCCGAAGAGGCGCTGGGGCTGGCCGCGCCGACGCGCGAGGTCGAGGGCGCGCTGTCCTCGGCGGCGATCGGCGAGGCCGACATTCGCGCCGGCCGCTTCGACGCGGCGCGGGTCGAGACCTTCGTCGTCGACTGGCAGAATCCCGCCGACTTCGTGCTGATGGATGTCGCCGAACTTGGTGAGGTCAAGCATGGAGAGACCGGGTTCGCCGCCGAATTGCGTGGCGTCGCGGCCCAGCTCGACCGGGTGCGCGGACGCATCTATCGACGCCGCTGCGATGCGGTGTTCGGCGATGCTCGCTGCCGGTTTCCGGCGTCCGACCCGCCCTATTCCATCGAAGCCGTCGTCAATGGCGGGGAGGGTGTAACGATCCTGATCGACGGCGATCTGGGCGGTGCGCCGGGCGGCTTCGATCACGGCCGGCTGGAGTTTCTCGATGGCGCTGCGGTGGGGCTTGCCGCCGATATCGTTTCGGCGAGCGCCACCGGGCTCGGCGCGGTGCGCCTTTCCCTTTCCGAGTCGATCGACGCGGGCTTCGCGCCGGGCGACCGGTTACGGCTGACCCAGGGCTGCGACAAGCGCTTTTCCACCTGCCGCGACCGTTTCGCCAATTCCACGAATTTTCGTGGCTTCCCGCATATGCCGGGCAGCGACGCGGCGCTGGCGGTGGCCAAGGCGGACGGCGTCCATGACGGCTCGCCGGTGGTGCCATGAGCGAACTTGCGCCGTCTCGCGCGCTTGCCGCAGCCCGCGCGTTTCTTGGTACGCCCTATCGTCATCAGGGCAGCCGGCAGGGCGTCGGCTGCGACTGTCTCGGCCTGTTGCGCGGTGTCTGGCGCGCGCTCTATGGGCAAGAACCGGAAGATCCCGGTCCCTACGGCGTCGACTGGTCGATCCGGGGCGGCCCGGACCGGCTGCTGGAGGCAGCGCGGCGGCATCTCATCGCGGTCGATATCGCCGATGCCCAGCCGGGCGACGTCGTGCTGTTTCGATGGCGCATCGGCGCGCCGGCCACGCATTGCGGGATTCTCGACGAAAGCGGCCGGCTGATCCACGCCTATGAGGGCGCAGCGGTTGTCTCCTCGCCGATGCCGCAGGCCTGGACCCGCCGGATCGCCGGCGCCTTTCGTTTTCCGGAGTAGGTCATGGCCACGATTCTTCTGCAGGCGGCCGGCGGCCTTGTCGGCGGCGTGCTTGGCGGTCCGCTCGGCGCCGTTATCGGCCGCGCGGCCGGCGCGCTCGCCGGGGCATCGCTCGACGCCTCGCTGTTCGGCGGTACGCGCCGCAGCGAGGGGCCGAGGCTCGGCAACAGCCGCATCATGGAAGCGGACGAGGGCACCGGCATTGCCAAGGTCTACGGCACGGCGCGGGTCGCAGGTCAGGTGATCTGGACGACGCGTTTTGAGGAGGTCGCGACCACCGAACGGCGGGGTGGCAAGGGCGGCGGGCCGCGCATCGAAACGACGACCTACAGCTATTACGGCAATGTCGCGGTCGGGCTTTGCGAGGGGCCGATCGCCGGTATCAGGCGGGTGTGGGCGGACGGCGAGGAGCTCGATCTTACCGAGACGGTCCACCGTGTCTATCGCGGCGACGAAACGCAAGAGGCCGATCCGCTGATCGAGGCCCGGCAAGGGGCCGGCAACGCGCCCGCCTATCGCGGGCTCGCCTATATCGTGTTCGAGCGGTTGCCGCTGGAACGCTGGGGCAACCGCCTGCCGCAGATCTCCTGCGAAATCCTGCGCCCGGTCGGGCGCTTGGAAACCGACCTGCGGGCGATCACCATCATTCCCGGCGCCAGCGAACATGGCCTCGATCCCCTTCCGGTACGTGAACGGCTCGGCGCGGGCGAGGACCGGGTCGTCAACCGCAACGTCCTTTACGCCGCCAGCGACTGGACGGCTTCGCTCGACGAACTTGGCGCGCTCAGCCCGTCGCTGGAGCGCGCCGCGCTGGTGGTGTCCTGGTTCGGCGACGATCTGCGCGCCGGCCGTTGCGACCTTCGGCCCGGCGTGGAAATCGTCCAGCGCGACGAAACCGAAGCTTGGCGGGCCGGCTCCGTCGACCGGGCCGGCGCGCATCTGGTCAGTTCCATCGACGGCGGGCCAGCCTTCGGCGGCACGCCGAGCGACCAGGGCGTGCTGCGGGCGATCGCCGATCTTAAGGCGCGTGGGCTGACGGTGACCTATTACCCCTTCATCCTGATGGACGTGCCGCCGGGCAACGGACTTGCCGACCCCTATGGCGGCGCGGAGCAGGCGGCGTTTCCCTGGCGCGGGCGGATGACGCTCGACATCGCCGTCGGTCGCGCCGGTTCGGCCGACGGCACCGCGGCGGCGCGGGCCGATATCGCGGCCTTGCTTGGGACAGCCGCGCCGCAGCACTTCACGCTCACGGCAACCGGCGTCGAATATACCGGGCCGGACGAATGGTCCTACCGGCGCATGATCCTGCATCAGGCGAGCCTCGCGACGGCGGCCGGGGTCGATGCGTTCGTCATCGGTTCGGAGATGCGCGGGTTGACGCGAATCCGCGATCAGGACGGCCGCTTTCCCTTCGTCGAGGGGCTGATCGCCATCGCCGGCGAGGTCAAGGCCATGATGCCGACGACCGTCGTCACCTACGCGGCTGATTGGAGCGAATATTTCGGCTACCAGCCGACGGACGGCTCCGGCGACGTCTTCTACAATCTCGATCCGCTTTGGGCCTCGCCGTCGATCGACGTCGTCGGCATCGACAATTACCTGCCGCTGGCCGACTGGCGGGACGGGGACATCGACGCAAACCCGGCGGGACCGTCCTCGCAATACGATCGGGACGGGCTGCGGGCCGGGATCGGCGGTGGCGAATATTACGACTGGTACTATGCCAGCGATGCCGACCGGGCGGCGCGCATCCGCACGCCGATCACCGACGGTGCGGCGGGCAAGCCGTGGGTCTACCGCGCCAAGGACGTGACGAGCTGGTGGTCGAACCCCCATGTCGAGCGCCGCGCTGGGGTCGAGACTGCCGAGACCTCCGCATGGGTGCCGATGTCGAAACCGGTGTGGTTCACCGAACTCGGCTGTCCGGCGATCGACAAGGGCGCGAACCAGCCCAATGTCTTCGTCGACCCGAAATCATCGGAAAGCTTCGTGCCGCATTTTTCCGCCGGTGGCCGCGACGACCTCGCCCAGCGGCGATTTCTGGAAGCGCAGTTGGCGTATTGGGACCCTGCGTCGCCGGACTTTTCGACCGCCGCCAATCCGATTTCGCCGGTCTATGGCGGCCGGATGGTCGATCCCAGCGCGATTCATGTGTGGACCTGGGACGCGCGACCCTATCCGGCGTTTCCGACGCGCGGCGACCTGTGGAGCGACGGCGGCAATTGGCGGCGGGGCCACTGGCTGAGCGGCCGTCTGGCCAACGCGCCAGTGGACGCCTTGATCGCCGCCATTTTGGAGGACCACGGCATCGCGGATTACGACGTCTCGGGCGTCGACTCCTGCGTGGCCGGCACCGTCTCCGCCGGTCCCGGCACGGCGCGCGAGACGCTCGAGGATCTGCTGCGGCTGACCGGAACCGTCGTGCATGTTGCGGCCGGGCGGCTGATTTTCCGCTCGCTCGCCTCGCTGCGATCGAGCCGAGAGATCGGGACATTCGCCGATGAGGACGGCCCTTATGTCGAACTGCGGCGCGGCGAGGCAAGCGAGCGACCCGAGGAGATCGCGCTCGGGTTCCTCGATCCGGCGCGGGCCTACCAGCCTGGTTCGGCCGAAGCGGTGCGCGCCAGCGCTGCTCATCCCCGCAAGGACATCATCCAGCTTCCAGTCGTGCTCGAAGAGGCCCGCGCCAAGGAACTGGCCGCCGCGATGTTGCGTGAAGTGAGCGGCGCTGCCGAGACCGCTCGGTTCGGCGTTGCGCCTTCGCTCTTGTCACTGGAGTCCGGCGATGTTGTCAGCCTCGCGGAGCGTCCCGGCGCCTGGCTGGTGAACCGTATCGAGACGGGCGTCTCGCGAAGGATCGAGGCACGGCGTCTGCCCGCGCGACGGGGCTCTCTCGCCGACCAGGGGGAGCCTCCAACCCCGCTGCGGCCGCCGGCTCCCGCGATCGCCTCGCGGCCACTGGTGCATCTCCTCGACCTGCCGCTTCCCGAGGGAGGACAGGGCATTGATGGTGCGCGGTTCGCGGTGCAGGCCAAGCCCTGGCCGGGCTATTCCATCGCCGCATCCCGGCAGGGCGGCGCTTTTCTGGAGCGAGCGACGGCGACACGCCCGGCAACCACGGGCCAGTTGCTCGCGGCGCTTGGTGAGGGGCCGGAAGGACGTCTGGATCGCGGGAACACGATCACGCTGCGGCTCGACAGGGGGGCGCTCTACGCAATCTCCAGGGACGAACTTCTGGATGGTGGCAATCTCTGCGCGGTGCGAAGCTCGACGGGGGCTTGGGAAGTGCTGCAATTCGAGAGGGCGGCGGAGATCGCGCCCGGCGTCTTCGAGTTGCGGGATCTGTTGCGCGCCCAAGGCGGCACCGAAGACGCGATGGTCGTGGGAGCACTAACTGGGGCGGCGTTCGTCTTGCTCGACGCGGCCTGCGAGCCGCTTGGACTGACGACGTCGGACGTCGGCCGCGAGATGGATGTCCGTGTGGCGCCGCTCGGCCGGGCGCTCGACGATCCCGCCACGGTGACGATCACCGCCACGCTCGGACGGCGCTCGGTCAAACCGCTGTCGCCGGTGCATGCGAAAGCCGCCTTCGACGCCGCGGGTACGGTGGCACTGTCCTGGATCCGCCGGACCCGGGTCGGAGGCGACAATTGGGATGGCCCCGACGTGCCGCTCGGTGAAGAACAGGAACTCTACCGCATCGAGGTCGGCGACGGATCTGGGGCGGTTCTGGTGCGCGAGGCCGCGACGCCAGGATTGGTGCTCACGGCTGAAGAGCAGACCGCCGTGTTCGGTGTGCTGCCTTCCCAGCTCATGATCTCCGTCGCCCAGGTGAGCCCCGTCTGGGGCGCGGGGACCGCCAGGCAGACGATTTTTTCCCGACCGGCGTGACCGCCGGCGCAACAGCAAGGAAAGGAACGGAAAATGAACGAGGCAAAGCCGTGGTTTCAATCGCGAACCGTATGGGGCGGGCTTGTCGCTTTCGGGGCGGCGATGGCTGGACTGTTCGGCCTGGAAGTCGATTCCGCGACGCACGATATGCTGGCCGTGTCGCTGACCAATGGCGCGGCGGCAGTCGGCGCGGTTGTCGCGATCCTGGGGCGGCTGGCCGCGCAGAAGACCCTGCGCTAGTTGCTCCGCGTGGATTGGTGGGCGACCTTCGGTCGCTCGCCGTTCATTCGTCGTTCAGCGACAATGCACTAGGACGGGAGCGCTCGCCGATCCTTCTTGGCGGCGCTGCCATCCTCCAGCCGGATCCGAAATGACAAGATTTCGCACTCTCCTCGCCAGCCTAGTCACGATCCTGATCGTCGGGTCCGCTCCCCTCGCGGCGGCCGCGCCAGCTGCCGCTCAACTCCTGGATAGCCCTTTTTCGGGTCGCGGCATTGGTTCGGGATTCGGTCTGGATGTCTCTCCGGGACCGGGATTGAGGTTAGAGCGGGGCCCACGTCGAAATGGCGAGGGCGCTTTCGAAACCGCCGCCGCAAGCTGCTCGGGAGCCGCAGAGCAAGCGGCCGCCCAGACCGGCGGCCAGGTTCTCTCGGTCTCCAGTCGCGAGCAGGGCGGTGAGACGGTTTGTGTCGTGACCCTTCTCGTGCCAGGCAAGGACGGTGGCCCCAGGCGCAAGACGACGGTGACGATACGGCCCTGATCGCCGTATTGTCAGAGCGGCTAGAGGCGTTGACTTCAGCCGCGGTCGCGGCGATTCGACAGGATAAGACGAGAGCGAGAAGACGAGGCCGGGCATGCGCATCCTAGTGGTCGAGGACGATCAAACCCTCAATCGGCAACTGACCGAGGCGCTGACCGGCGCCGAGTATGTCGTCGACCGCGCCTTCGACGGCGAGGAGGGGCATTTTCTCGGCGATACCGAACCCTATGACGCGGTCATTCTCGATGTCGGTCTGCCGGTCATGGACGGCATCAGCGTTCTGGAGCGATGGCGTCGCGACGGCCGGACCATGCCCGTGCTGATCCTGACCGCCCGCGACCGTTGGAGTGACAAGGTCGCCGGCATCGACGCGGGCGCCGACGATTACGTCACGAAACCCTTTCACGTCGAAGAAGTGCTGGCCCGCATGCGCGCCCTGATCCGCCGCGCCGCCGGCCATGCCTCGTCGGAGATCCATTGCGGTCCGGTCCGCCTCGACACGCGGGCGTCGCGTGTGTCACTCGATGGGACCCCGCTGAAGCTGACCTCCCACGAATATCGACTACTCGATTATCTGATGCATCATCAGGATCAGATCGTCTCCCGAACGGAGCTTATCGAGCATCTGTACGATCAGGATTTCGACCGCGATTCCAATACGATCGAAGTGTTCGTTGGACGACTGCGCAAGAAGCTCGGTGTCGATGTGATCGAGACCGTCAGGGGGCAAGGCTACAGGATGAGCGATGGCCATTCGGGCCGCTAA